GGGGCGCCGGGTGTTTAGGCCGACGCCCCTCCAGAGTCACATGCGTCGTATCAGTCCGCCGTGACGGTGGTCTTGGCTGGCCGGCCTCGCTTGGGTCGCACCACAGGCACGACTTCAGGCTGCTCCGACTGGCGGGGCGCGTCGATGGGTTCGACGTTCCCGTTGGCAGGACCGTTGTACTCGAAGACTTCGCCCTCCTTGCGGAGGCCGTTGTCGATGAAACACGTCACGAGTGCGCGGACTTTCATGTCAGGTCACCGAGAAGCCGCTGGCGTAGAACTTGCGACCGTCCTGGATGTCCATGACGACGTAAGCGCACACGCTGCCGGTGGTCGGGGTGGTTCCGACCGTGGTGTACCGAGCGCCAATGTACCGCTGTCCGGTAGACAGGAGCTGCGGATTGAAACGAACAGAGAACTGCGCGTTCGCCGTCAGGCTTGCCTGCAAGACAGGGCCAGACGAACCGATCACCTTCACGTCAGTTGAGAGAGCGGCGTTGGTCGCGCCGATGATCTCAAACGTCAGGGACGTAAGGTTGTTGTAGGCCGCGACAGTGACGAAGTTCATGAACAGATCAGAGCCTTCGCCAATGTCACGAGCGACCGCCAAATCGATGGTGTCCGTTGAGAGCACCGGAGTGCCGGAAACAGGGAGTGCTGCCTGGCCGGTGATAACTCCCGAGGCCGGGACGGTTCCAGAGACGACGAGATTGTTGTCAAGAATCATTGTGTTAGTTCCTTTCTGTCGGTCCTATCAGGACACGACGGCTTCGGTGTTGACGATGGCATCCACGCGGCGGCACGGAACGCCCTGGAAAGTCAGCCAGCTGTACGGCGTGCCGAACTGCGAGAGACCGTCGTTGACCTTCAGAACTGCCTGGCTCTTATCGAGCGCAGCAATCGCAAGGCCGCTGTGGACGGTGCGGTTCATGTAGAACGCGGCCCGACCCATGCCCATGTTGGGGATGCGGTACAGGGCGCGGCTCATCAACTTGATGATGGCGGTCGAAGCCGTGGAAGCCTGCGTGGTGGTCTGCGCCATCAGGTCAGCAGTGTTGATGTTGCAGATGCGGACCACGTAGCGCCAGTCCTTGACCACCAGACCGTTCTTCCACTGGTAGCGGGTGGCATACGCCTGAAGACGGGTGCCATCGCTGTTGTAGACGGTCTGCTCGCCGAGGTCTTCGTGGATCAGGCCGGCGCTGCTGCCCTTGGGGAAGGGGCAGTACACGGTCTGGTCACCCCACACGACGAGGTAAATCGACGTGTTGGTGGTGGCATCGCTACCGCCGGCGGTGATGATGTTCTGCGAGTTGTTCGGGCTGCCGGCGCCGATGTCCGAGTAACGCGGCGCGAGGCCGAGGAACTGCTTCGGATCGGTGGCGGGGTTGCCGTAGAACAGGGTGGTGGCCTGCGTCTGGTTCATCGCCTCGAGGAAGGCGACGTCTTCGGACAGGCGGAACTGAGCGGTGTTGCCGTTCAGCATCGCCAGATCCTTGTCGACCTCGCTGCGGGCTTCCAGAATGCCGCAAGCCTCATCGACCTGAGCGGTCGTGCTCTTGCTGTTCGGGATGCCCTGGTTGAGGGCGCGCCAGTACACCGAGGGAAGCCCGGTGCGGATGACGACGCGCTCGCCCGTGGGGAGGTTGCCTTCCTTGAAGACGCAGTCCTCAAGGATTTCGTTCGACTGCGAGAGGAGTTCCGCGATGACCGGGACGCGGCCATCCGGATCGGTGCGCTTGGCCCAGTCGGCCAGCGTCAGATTCGACGTAGAGAGAGTTGCCATGTTGCGATTCCTTTGTAGGGGTTAGTCACGAGTACAGAACATCGGCCAGATCGGAGAACGACTTGGGGCCGGCCTTGGCCTGCCCGGTCGAGCCCGTCACGACACGATCCTCACTGATTGCCTTGCCTGCGCGGAAGAACAGCCGGACGATCTCCGGATGATTCCCCAGCCCAGACTCGTTGAGCAGTGTGCGGAGTTCAGCGGTGCCGAACGCATCCAGCGCCTTCTTGGCAACGGACAGATTCTCGGCAAGCGCGGGGCCGCCGAATTCCTTGTCCTGCTTGGATGCCTCCATCCAAGCGCCCTGAACGGCCTGAATCTGAGCCATTTGACGTTCGGCCATCTTCGGGCCCATGACGTCAAGCAGCTTCTGCGCAGCGTCCTGACTCAGCTTGAGTTCCCGTGCGACCTCCGAGTACGCGGTGATGGTGTCACCGTCAAACTCCTGACCTTCAGGAGCCTTGAATTCGTACTTCTCAGGCGTGGTCGGCTTGGCGTCGGCGGGTGCCTCGGCGGCCTTCTCTGCCTGTCCGGTCACAGGGGCGTCCTGCGCCTTGGCCGTATCGGCGGGCGCAGTCTGAGGTGCAGACGCCTTCTGCTCGCCATACAACTTCTCCGCCGTCGCGGAGGTGTTGCTGGCATTCGATGATGTGGGCGCCTCACTGGTTGGGGTCGCCAGCATCGTCGTTGGTTCGTTCATTCGTGTGTTCCTTCAACATGACCGGATAAAGTTCCGGGCATACGGCATGGATAATACCAAGTAACTGTAGGCCGTAGTTACGGTTACCTTCAGAGAAGGCCATTGTCATGCTGTTGGTGGCGAACGATGACCGGAACACTCCGGCCCTGTCCAGCAACCGCCACACCATGCGCCGGCCACGCTTGTTGTTCATGAGCCACTTGACGTCGGCGGCCTCATTCTCGCGTTCAAGGCGTTCACGCTGATCGCGCTCAGCCTTGCTGCGCTCTTGTCCACGGATATCAAGTGGGTCGTAATTGCTCACGTTTGGACTGTCTGAGATAGCGAATGTTGAACTAGCAACGTCAGGAGATACCGTTGACCTCGTTGACGGTCAGGATCACAGACGGCGTAGCCGGCCTGGTCGGAGTCGATAGCGTGCCTTCGTAGGCAATCGACACGGCTGTGTTTGGCGTGGACCAAATGATCTGCGCGTACTGGCCGGCGTTCATGGTCACGAAAAAGTTCCATGCTGCAACCAGCAACCCGTCACCACCACCATGCTTTCTCGGCAGCGTGATCTGTGTATTGCTGTTTGCGACATTGGTTCCGTTCAATGCGAGCCACACGCTTACGTTGTGCTCCGATGAGTTGTCTGTGTTCTTGAACTGGGCGCTGAATTGGATGTTGTAGACCGAGTCGCGTGTCACTGTGATTCGGCTGTTGCTCACAACGGAAACTCCATGCGAGAAGTCGGTTGTGTCGTATTCCATTGGCGTAGCAGTGTTTGCAAGCGCAGTCTGGTTTGACACGTCAAAAAACCCACCCGTATGCGGAGCTCTAGCGAAGATCAGTTCGCTGCCGTCCGGATCTTTCAAGCCAGCAAAATCGCCTGTGGTTGAGTTGTAAAGCCAAGGACCACCGGGCGTCTTCATAAAGTATGGCATTCAATCCTCTCAAACTTCCAGCGCCGATGGGCTGGTGTATCCACTGAACATGTTCATCACGTCAGTCAGGGCGTTCTGCTGTCCGGTCGGAGCCTGCGCCATGTTCTTGACGGTCTGCGACGACTGCTGCAAAGCCGCCGCCTGCTCCTTGGCCGCCATCGCCTGGTTGCGGGCCTGCCGCAGCATGGCGACCTCCTTGTCGGCGATGATGAGCGACGGGTCCACGCCGAGCATGTCGGCGTAGATGTCCGCCCACTGGTCGCTGTCGAACTTGTCGAGGATGTCGGGCTTCATCTGGGCAATGGTGCCGAGGTTGCCGACGAAGCGGTCAACCGAGTTCGTCCCGATGGCACGCTGCGCCTGGGCGAGCATGCTGACGAACTCGACGTTCAGGTCCATGCCCTGCAACTCCTCGGGCGCCGGCGGGATGATGCCGGCCTGCAACATGCGGGTGAACGTGATGTCCACCAGCGGGTCAAGCAGTTCGTTGTGCAGGCGCTCGAGCACGGGCCCGAGCATCAGCAACTTCTCCTCGTGGCGCTCGGCGACCTCGGTAGCCGTCATACGGGTGTTCGGCTGACCAGCCAGCATCAGGAACATGTCGGCGTAGAACGCACCACGCACGCGCTCGCGGCAGTCTTGGATGTCGTTCAGCAGGTACTGGAGGTTCAGGTTGACCTCGAACG